ATAAACTCAATTTGTTTATCACCAATCTGTTTCTGTTCACGCAAAAACATCCAGCCACATAGCATGTGAATTTCTAATGGTTGATAGCCAGTATAAGAACTAATGCTTTTATAAAGATGCCCCCACAAATATCTATTTTGTTGAATTGTTCTTGTAGTTTCGGCACTAACTCTTTCTTTCACTGTAATTACTGGATGTTTGCCTTCTTTTAGCAAGTTTTCCAAGTAAGTCAGCAGATTTGGAAGATTCTGATTCGATAATTGCCACTGCTTCATTTTTTAGCACCTTTACATCATCATCAATTTTGATAAGTTTTGAGTTAAGCCATAAAGCGTATCGATTTGCACCTGACGCAATTTTATAGCGTGAAATATAAACATTGTTGCATTCAATACAATATTCACTAATCTTTTTCCATTTAATTTGCATCATGTATGCTAATAAGCTTCATTCCATATTCATTATTGCCTTTTTGAATGAAAACATTATCCTTTCGTATAAGTTTATTTTTCTTAAATGGTTTGTAATCAACATGATGATGCCATCTTCCAAAACGCCAAACAACTCTAGCAACATCTGGATGAAGATCAGCCAACATCTTTGATTTAGGAAGCGTTCCTTCTTTAGAATAAAAGTCATCAGTATTACCACCCTTGATTGTTTGGGTCTGAAGCTTTTCTTGTAAAAAGGCATTGAATTGAATAGTGCAAAACCCATCTTTAAGCACTCTTAATGATAAGTCTGTATCTTCATTATAACGACCACGCCATCTGTAAGGAATATCATTCCTAATAAGCAAGCATGAATAGATTCTGGTATTTAATCCAAAAGGTGGATGTTGTTGTTTGGACTGAACAAAAAAATCATAATTAAAACCAGCAATATAAACATTTTCATATCGATCCACAAAATCTTCAGATGCTCTAAAAAAGTTAGGTGTTTTACATCTAGCCATTAGATTTCTATTAAGCCTAAAGAATGCTTTTATATTGTCATCCATAACCCAATGCCATTTATGACCAGCTTTAATTGAATGATCCCAAGCAAAATTCCTAGCGGCACCCGGCCCCTTTGATTTGGTATAGCCTAAATCATCGCAAGTTTCATATTCATCTTGAAATTTTTTGTCCAGAATAAGAATTTTGGCTGGATCAATAACTTCAGCATAAGTTTGATATTCTTGTTCTTCAACAATAATGTAATAAGGAACTTTTAATTCTTCTAGGGCTTTACTTGTTAGCCTACTGTCAGCCCTACCTTTAGATACAATGTATATAGGATATCTAGGATTCATCGACATACCTTAAATGTGCAACTCTGCGAAATTCAGCATAGGGAAACCAAATAGTCTTTAGTTTTGGTGTAATCTGCTGACCCATGAGTTCTGCAAATTTAGCTACATCTTCTTCGTTTCTAAATCTAACATTGATTACACGATAAGGCGTTAAATCTTCCTGATGAAATTCAGGCATTCCAATCCATTCATCTTGTGGTGTTTGGGATTGTGGTTTTTGAAACAAATCATCTGTCATATCTTATCCTTTCTTATTTAGAGTTAATGGCATCTTTGGCAAATTTTAAAGAAATAGCTGGGTAATTTTTGGGGTTAGCAATAATACGATATGCCCATGCTCGCATATCTTTTAAATTCTTTTGTTCAATAGGTTTGTGATCATCCACATACTTCATTACATTAGCTGAATAAAGCCTGTTTTGATCTAATGAAAGTTTTGGTGCTGGAAGTGAATTGTATTGGACTGGCTTTTCTTTAACCAGCATAAGAATATCTGAAGGCGTTGGCATAAACTTTGAAGTATCGACATATTTATCAAATGCCTTTGTAACTTCATTAAATTGAAACTTTTCAAGTTTATAAAACCAGATACGCAAAGTATCTTTGTCTAGGGGTTGCTTTCCATAAATAGTGCAAAGACTATTCATCATATCTTTAAACCCTATCTTGTCTTGTTCTTGCATAAGTTTCCTAAAATGGTGGTTCGTCTGTTATTAAATTAAATACATTTTCTTTTGGTTGTGGTGGTAATCGTTCTATTTTATGATTAGGTCTGTGTAAAACATAACATTCAGCTTCATGTTTTGTTCTAAACCTACGAATAGGTTCGCCCACATCATCAAATACTAAATATCTAAATAAAACTTCCATAGTAGCAATCATCGAATAAAAGCCAATTCTAACATTAAACTTAAACCAATAAAAAGTCCTATTAGCCCACCAATTATTAATAATTTTATTGCAAAGTTTATAACTTTAGCCATTAAATTCTTCCCATATGAAATATAAGACCAATGTAACAACCAAGAATATAACCACCCACAAAGCAAAACCAACAATCTTAAAGACCAATATGAGATTCGACCAAGCGTTTGCTATCATACTTTTTAATCCCATTAATATATTTAATGTTTCCAGCCACAAGTTCTGTAATAGTTAAATTATGTTTTTGCTTTTTTAAATCTTTAAGCCATGAAAGTTCATCAGGTTCAAAGAATGAAATAATTTTCCAAACTACATCACCCTTATAATCTGTTTCTTCTATTAAGTAAGCTAATACTTTTTCTTTCATATCTAATCCTTATTAATTAATCTTACATCAATAAGCTTATTTGTATCACCATCAAATACAAATTCAACATTACATGCTCTAGCACGCCTTGAATTAGTTGCTGAACATAATCCTACTGTTCCTGTATTTCTTAAAAATACTGAATAAGGTTTTACATTTTCTGGAAGTTTTGCTCTTACATTAGCCACCGCTGAAACATTGAGTTCGCCATTTAACTGACGAACCCAAGTTTCTAAAGAAGGCATTGTGTTATTTGTTGTCATTTCTTGTCCTTATCTTTTAATAAAAAATGTGATTTGATATAGCTATCTTGACTTCTTTTTGTTTAGCCCAAAAAGGTTTTTGCATTTGTCTGGTATGAAACCATTTAGCGCCCCTTGTTGGATCGTCTATTTTTCCGTTTAGTATTGCTTCAGCTAATGGCATAAGATATGCAACTTGTGTTTTAGTTGGCACGCCATAGTCAATAAACTGGTATTGCGATTTTTGTTTCATTATTTCGCAAATACTTTTCGGATAATTTGGATCGGCTTTGCGGTTAATCGCAGTATAAGCGACTGCAACTTTTCCCACATCAGGTTCACCCCTAGCTTCGCCAAACATAATTTGTGATAAACATAAGATTTCATTGATCATCTTCCCATCCTAGAATGTTACTGAAACAGGCTTTTCATCCATGTAGCGCATTTGCCTTAAATATGTTGCCGGCATTGGAATAAATTGCCCACCTTTTTCAAACCATTGCTTGGATTCTTTCTGCCAAAACAAAGCTTGAAGAACAACTTCTATATTTGGTCTTGTCGTATTCCAGATTTTTTTACAGACAGATTTTCCTTCTTTGCGTGGATATTCTTTCCAAAACATTTCAAAATCAGACAATATATCTATATTGGTTAATGGTTCTTGGTTAATGGTTAATGGTTTATGGTTAGCATTGCCTTCGCATTGCGTTGGCATTGCCTTCGCATTACCCCATCTTCTTTTGGCTGATTCTGATGCTTTCTCTGCTTTTAAATGAAACTGTTCAATTTCAGCTTCACACCTTCTGTGAACATAACCATCTTCAGTTTTAATAAAGAAATCATTAAGCACGCTTTTAATAGCATTCTTTTCATCTTGTGTCCTTGCTGAAAGTAATCGAAATAATTTATTGTCATCCAAAGGAAGTGGTTCTTCATTTAGATAATATTGATCTAGTAGCTGGTGGTAGCAACCATGTTCTAATAGGGTTAAATGGGTCGTGTCTTTGCGGTAGTCTGCAATATTGTGCTGATAGTAGTGCAAGTAGTTTCCCTTCGTAATCTTGTCTTTTTTGAACTATAAAACAAAAATTAGGGTTCTTGCAAGTATTTTTTAACCTTTTCTACTCCATCTTCAAATCCATAGACTACTTCTGCACCATAACCCATTGATTCTGCTAGGTTTAAGAACTCTGCTTGGTTTTGTTGTAATTTACCATCTTTTTTCTTCATTTCTATAAAAAGACCATGTTTTCCATTTGATGGGATCATTAAAAATAGGTCTGATACTCCAGCAGTAACACCTTCTGATTTGAGTTTTATGGCAGTTCCAATGTGCCTTACGCCACCATTCGGTATGGCAAATAAGCATTTAGCCAGTAAAGGATATTGAAGTCTAAACCATTTAATAAGCAAAGACTGTGCCAAGTGTTCATCTGATCGCATAAGGCATTATACCAGTAGAACCAGAACAGGCACTTTAACCAGTAACCAGTAGAACCAGTTTAGCCAGTCGATCCTGAAAATAGACCAGTCGAACCAGAATAACCAGTCTGACCACTCTGTTACAATTTGTTACAATTGAAGCTTCTAATTGTTACAATTTGTTACAAATTATTACAATTAATTACAATTTGCTAATAATTTATTTACAAATTATTGATAAACTGTATTTATAAGGCAATTTGTCTTATATGTAGTAATTGATCTATAACAACTAAAGGAAACTATTATGGAAACTAAAAAAAGATCATTTTTTGGATCATCAGGCATGTATTGGCGATTTGATAATGACATAAGGGTAATTATAAAATTCTTTGAAAAAGAAAAACAACCTTATAATTTATGGATGTTCCCATTCGATGCTGATTCTAAAGAAGCAAAAGAATTTGAAATTGAATATTACACCCCACAAGTTGAAGGTCGTGTTTATCTTGGAAGGTGTGATTTTGATAAGTAGTTGAATTAAGGGTTGGGGGTGTCTGAACGCCCCCTTTTTATTGTTACAATTTGTTACAATTTTTATTGTAAAAAGATTTGACATTAGTTTTTAAAGGTATATATTTATACCTAGCAACACGAAACTTTTAATAAGAAACGAAAGGAAACAATATGGATAAAAGTAAATTATCAGGCATAGCCCTCTATAAATGCGATTGGATTCTCGATACGATGAATCGATATAAGTCTTTAAACCTACCAATCGAAGCAGACGCAATTCAAGCAGTTTTCAATATCCCTTTAGCTGATGCAGAAATTATCTTAAATCATTATAATCAAGGAAACTAACATGGAAACCAAACTTACAAAACAAGAATTCGAAATCATTAAATCTTTAGTTGCTGATAAAGTCTTTGGCAATCCCAATCTTTCTTTGTATGATCCTTATGTGGATATTTATACAAAACTTAAACAAGCCCTTAAAGGAAACTAAAATGAAACTTTTAATAGCACTCTTAATCGCACTGCCAGTCGTATCATTCGCTGGCGAATCTAAACTTCGTTATAATCCCATGACTAAAGAATGGCATTATGTTCCAGATGATGCTAAAGTTAAACACAATCCTATGACTAGGAAATGGGAATGGGCTACGCCCAATGCAGTTAATACATATAATCCTATGACTAGATCATACGAATATGTAACCCCTATTAATTCTGTTCCATACAATGACTACAAAGGAAACTAAAATGAAAAAAGATTTAATACTCGGACTTATTTTTGCTACTGCATTCTGGGCATGGTTCGCAATCTGCCTTTATGTTCTTACACCAATTGTTATGAAATGGCTAGGATAAAATAAATGTTGCCAAATCAAGAAGATAAGACTAATATACAACAAAATCAACAACCTATAGGGGCTGACATGACAGATCAAAACCAAGCAGTTGAAAATAAGATACACATTCAGGCACTACATCAACCTGATCCTGATTTTTATGATGACACTGATCAAATTAAAAATATGCTTGAATTAATTGAGTATTATTTAACTTTTCAATGTCAAAATTTTGGTGATCTTTATGCTGATTATGAAGGTAATGGCGTTTTGTTAAATAAAACACATTCCATTATGTTTGATCCACATGATGATAAAATGGGTCGCATTCGTGATGAAATAAATAAAGTTATTTCAGATATGGCTTATTTTGTTTATACTAAACACGAATCAAGCAGATGGGCTAAATCCATTTATGATGCTACTATAGAAAATATTATTTAACTTTTAGGAAACGACAAGACATGAAAACATCGGATAGCATCAAAGCTATTGCTGAAGCTTTAGTATCAGCACAAAAAGAAATCAAGTTTGCAGTGAAGGATTCTACCAATCCACACTTCAAGTCCAAATATGCCAATATTAATTCAGTCATTGACGCAGTAAAAAAGCCACTCAATGACAATAACATTGCAATCATTCAATCTTTAAGTTCATCAGACGACAACAAGCTTCATCTAACCACTCGTTTAATCCATAGTTCAGGTGAATGGATTGAAGATACCGCCGTCTGTCCTTTACAAAAACAAGACCCACAAGGCATGGGCAGTGCAGTCAGTTACATTAGGCGCTATTCTATTTCAGCATTTTTAGCTTTATATGCAGATGATGATGATGGTCAAAGTGCCGCATTAAATGCTACTGATTATCTTAATAAAATTAGCAATTCCCAGTCTTTAGAAGAACTTCAATCTAACTATAATTTTGTAATGAATGAAGTAAAGAATGATCGTCAATTATCAAAACTTATTATTGATGCTAAAGATAAAAGGAAATCTGAACTATGAAAAACTTATTAGCTAAAGCCCATAAACTTTATCCAGAATCTGAATATATGCGAACACAATGGATCGTATATACCATTCTTTTAAAATTAAAAAAGGAAACAATATGACATTAGAAGAAAGAATTATTCGTGATATTCATCAGGGCAGTCCAGAATGGATGGCTTTGCGGATTGGCCGGATAGGTGGGTCAAGGGTGGCAGATATCCTTACTGAAGGTCGATCAGGTGCAGAATCATTAGTCAGACGCAAATACAAAAACGAAATTATCAGGGAAAAATTGACTGGGCTTAAATTAAACACATTTAAAACGCCCGCTATGCAACGCGGTATTGATTTAGAACCATTGGCTAGGGCTTGGTATGAAGTTAAACATAATGTGTTTGTGGATCAAGTAGCCATCGTTAAACACCCTACTATTAAAGATGCCCAATGTAGCCCGGATGGGATAGTTTTTAGTAAAAATCATTTAATTGAAATTAAAGTGCCTAATCCGGAAAATCATTTAGACAATTATTTGACTGGTGGCAAGCAACTAGAACAATATTATGATCAAGCAATGTGGCAATTAGCCTGTATGCCTGAAATGGAATTTTGCGATATCGTTTCATTTGATCCAGAAATGCCAGATCATCTTAAAGGATTCGTAAAGCGCATTCATCGTGATGATGAATATATTAAAACAATGGAAAAGTCGGTGATCGATTTTCTTTCTGAAACTGAAACTATTATTAATAACTTAAAGGAAATATCAAATGGCTATAACCCATGATCTAATCGCTAAATCTGGCGAATATCAAAAAGATGGTGAAACAAAAACTAGATGGCATCGTGTAGGCGTTGCTATGGATTCTAAAAATGGTGGAACTGCATTATTAATTGAATCATTGCCTATCAATTTTGATGGCTGGATTCAAATGAAAGTGCCACAACCTAGAGATGGTGCTGGTCAAAAGCAAGAAGATAAAACTGACTTGCCATTTTAATGATTTTACTGATGGTTTTGT